GAAATATATGAAGACGCAGTAAATGAATTAGAAGATATTAAAAAGAGAATGATGACTGAATTTGAACTTCCACCACTTGATATGATTGGATAATGTTAAATCCTTTTTTCTTACAAGGTTCTCAAGGGGAACGAGCATTAGTACAAGATTTAATTAATGAACATTTGAGAATGTTCGGTGTTGAAATTTACTATTTGCCAAGAAAGTATATTACAGAAAAAACAATTATTAAAGAGGTCATAGAATCAAATTTTGATAACGCATATCCTTTAGAAGCATATGTGGCAAACTATGAAGGATATGCAGAAAATTCCGATGTTCTAACAAAATTTGGAGTAACTATTTCGGACGAGTTAACTTTAATAATTTCGGCAGAAAGATTTGAGTTATACATTCAAAATTTAATAAAAGATCAGGAAAATATCAAATCATCCGTTAGACCAAATGAAGGTGATTTGATATTTTTCCCATTGGGAGATAAACTATTTGAAATTAAATTTGTAGAAAGAGAGAAACCTTTTTATCAGTTAGGAAAAAATTATGTCTATGAATTAAGATGCGAACTCTTTGAATATGAAGACGAAGATATTGACACTGGTATTACAGAAGTTGATGAGGTAATTAAGGAACAAGGATACATTACAACTTTAACTTTGGTCGGAGTAGGAACTACATCTTCAGCAATAACATCACAAGTTACCGGTGGTGTTCAAAAAATAACTCTAATAAATGACGGTCAAGGTTATAGATCTGCTCCAAGAGTTGCTATATCTCCTCCTGGAGTTGGAGTTACGGCAACAGCTGTTGCTATTATGACATCTCGTTCTGGATTAACAACAGCATATTCTATCGATAGAGTTTTAATTACTAATCCTGGATATGGATACACTGAAGCACCACAAATCTACTTTATTGGTGGTGGAGGAAATGGGGCTGAGGCAATAGTTGGAATTGCAACATCAGCATCTTCAGTGGGAATTATAACAATTACAAATGGGGGAAGTAGATATACTACTTCTCCAACAGTTACATTCTCAACTCCATCAAATGTTTCATATGCTGTCACGGCTACTGGTGTTGCAGTTGTTTCCGCAGCAGGTACTATTTCCGAAATTAGAATTACAAATGCAGGAATTGGATATACTGTTTCACCAACAATAACAATTTCTTCACCATCTTCAGTAGGAAGTGGAACATATGTTTACAATGAAACAGTCCCAGACTCAGCAACTTCTACTACAGCACAAGTAAGAAGTTGGACTGCATCAACAGGAAAACTTGAGGTGGCAATCATAGATGGATACTTCTCTGTTGGAGAAAGGATAACGGGGGCAGCTTCTTCAGCAGTATACACTATTCAGTCAGTAACTACGGACAATTTGGTAGACCCATATGCACAAAATGATGTATTTGAAACTGAAGGTGATGCAATTACGGACTTTAGTGAGAAAAATCCTTTCGGAGAAGTTTAATTGTTAAATATAAGTAAAGGAACATACTAAAATGTTTGGTTATTTTTATCACGAAATTTTTAGAAAAACTATTATTGCATTTGGAAACATTTTCAATAATATTGAAATTCATCATGTCAATAACTCTGATGACACTGTTAGTATTATAAAAGTTCCTTTAGCTTACGGTCCGATTCAAAAGTTTTTGGCAAGAATTGAACAGGACCCAACGGCATTAAGACCAGTGAAAATGACACTTCCGAGGATGTCATTTGAATTTGTGGGGTTAAATTATGATGCCTCAAGAAAAGTTTCAACAACACAAAGTTTTATTACAGATACTGGTAAAAAAGTCTATATGCCAGTTCCATATAATATGCAATTCGAGGTTAATATCATTACCAAACTTAATGATGATGCCTTACAGATAGTTGAACAAATTTTACCATATTTTCAACCAAGTTACAACTTAACAGTTAAATTAGTAGAACCAATTAATGAGAAAAGAGATATACCAATAGTTTTGGATAGTGTGACCTTCACGGATGATTATGAAGGTGACTATACAAAAAGAAGGTCTTTAGTATATACCTTACGTTTTACTGCAAAGACATACTTATTTGGTCCAATTCCAACTTCCTCTGCTGGTGTTATCAAAAAGGTTACTTTGGATTATATGTCCGGAATTGAAAATAAAAAAAGAGAAATTAGATATTCAGTTACTCCAAGAGCAACAAAAGATTATAATGATGATGCAACCACAACACTTGCAGTTAACGTTGATGAAACAACAAAATATATTGAGGTTGGAGATGCAACTTCAATTACTAAGGGATCAAGAATATATGTTGATAGTGAATTGATGTATATTGAATCTAAAGATGGGAATAAACTTGTAGTGACAAGAGGTTATGAAAATAGTAATATTGAAGGTCACGTTACAGGAACTCCAATTAATTTAGTTACAGAAGCAGATGATGATTTAATTGATTATGGAGATGATTTTGGATTTAATGAGGAAACGACTTTCTTCCAAGATTTTAAAGAGTATAGCCCATCTCAAAATACTGACTTATGATCATGAAAGACAAATATGAAAAATTAAATGAAACTTTTGAAATTGAACCATCAAAAGACGTTAATGACTTGACAGTTTCTCCAGAGATTACCAATGTTGAAGTTCAAAAAGATAGATCTTCAAACGATGTAATCAAAGACTATGAGTATACAAGAGGTAACTTATATTCTCTTATAGAAAAAGGACAAGAAGCAATAAATTCAATTTTAGAATTGGCTCAAGAAACTGATCAACCAAGAGCATATGAGGTTGCTGGGCAACTGATAAAAAACGTTGCCGACGCCACAGATAAATTATTGGATTTGCAGAAAAAATTAAAGGATGTTGAAGAAGGTGGGGCGATAAAAAATACAACAAATGTCACTAATGCATTGTTTGTTGGATCGACAGCAGAATTGGCAAAATTACTTAAAAATCACAAGAACATATAAGTAGATATCAAAATAAATAGTTAAAAAAGTAAAATGGCATCTAATCCAGTAATTAACATTACTATTCCACAAGGAGCAGATTTTTCAGAAACTTTTGTTTCAAAAGAATCTGATGGTTCATTGACTAATTTAACTGGATATACTGGATCAGCAAAGTTAAAAAAACATCCTGGAGCTAGCACTTCAAATTCCTTTACTGTAACAATTACAAGTGGTCTTGGTGAAGTTGCTATTGCTATGACATCTGGAGTAACAGTTGGATTAACCCCAGGTAGATATTATTATGACGTTAAATTATCATCATCAACGGGATCTGTTTCTCGACTTGTTGAAGGTATGGCAATTGTAACTGCAGGCATTACTACTTAAAAAAATGGCAATCGTAACAAGAAAATCTTCTTCTTCAACTACACTTAAGAAAAAATCAGTTACTAAAAAATCAGTGCAATCTTTTCGTGAAGCAAACTTTTTATCAGAATTATCCGATACAAATTTTGGAACTTTAGATGCGTCTAAAGATAATTTAATTGTATCCTATGATTCCACATCTGATAAGTTTGTGTTTATTTCCGCAGATCAACTTTTATCAACCTCAGCAGAAGACAATGATATTCCTGATGATTTTGTAGATGTATTGGAGGGTGAACTTGATTTGGGTGCAATAGAGTTGCAATCTGTAGATGGAGGATCTTTTTGATGGCATCCAGAGTTAGAGATTTGAAAGATACTAATTTTTCAACTTTAGACAATACTAAAAATAAAAATATTATCAAGTATGACTTTTCCTCTGGAAAATTTGTTATCATTTCATCTGACCAATGGTTATCAATATCTGCTGAAGATAATGATGTTCCTAACGATTTTGCATCGGTTGTTCAACAAGAAGTGAATCCTAATAATATTTTACTCAAATCTGTGGATGGCGGCAGTTTTTAAAAAATAAATAAATATAACACTTTTAATAAAAAATAAGATGGCCGCACCTGTAATTCAGTTTAAAAGAGGTCTTCTTGCTAATCTTCCTGGACTTCAGGCAGGTGAACCAGGCTTCACAACAGATAGTTACGATTTTTATATTGGATTAACCTCAGAATTCTCCACAAATAAATTCTTTGGATCTCATAGATATTGGACTAAAGAAACAACATCAAAAGGTAGTGGTGTTAATCTTGTTGAGGGTACTAATAACGGTTCTCAATATATCACTTTAAAATCACCAGATAGTCTTTCTGGAATTACTACATATACTTTTCCAGCTTCTCCTACTGCAGATTATTATCTGAAGACTGCTGCAGATGGCACATTGTCTTGGGCTGCAGTAAATCAAAGTTCTTTTTCTGGAATTGTTACCTTTACAGATACTACAGATAATACTTTAGGTAACGCAAATACAGGAGCAATTCAAATTGATGGTGGTCTTGGTATCAATAAAAATGTAACTGTAGGTGGTGGATTATCAGTTACAGAAAACTTATATGTTACTGGAGTTTCTACATTTGAAGGTAAAGCAACCTTTAATTCTGAAACAAAATTTAATAATGTAATTACGCCATCTACGGGAAATAATTCTAATTCTGGTATTCAATGGGTATCAGACCCAGGTGGAGGTAGTGGAGATACTGCCTATATTAGATATTATGTAGAATCTGGAGAAAATACCAGACTTGAAATTTCTAACCAAAATGATGCTGATGATGACATCTATTTGTATACACCTGAAGTTAATATTAGTGATAACTTAAAAGTTCTTGGAACAACAGATAATACTCTTGGTGACGTTAATACTGGTGCAGTGCAGATTGATGGTGGTGTTGGTATTGCCAAAAATCTTACGGTTGGTGCTGGGTTATCTGTAAAAGGTGACGTTTATGTTGCTGGCGTATCAACTTTTGTTGGTGCAGTAACTTTCCAAGGTGGAACAATCACCCTTGGTGATGCAAACACAGATAATGTCGTATTCACTGCTGATGTTAATTCAGATATTATACCAAATACTGATGCAACTTATAATTTAGGTAATTCATCGAAAAGATGGAATAATGCAAATTTTGCCGGAATTGTAACTGCTGCAACTGGTGCTGTAATTGATGGAGTACAAATTGGCATCAATGGTGCAAATGTTATTGATACTGTATCTGGTAACCTTACACTGAATTCTGCTGGTGGACAGACAATCATTGATGATCTTGTTACAATTCAAAATAACTTAACTGTTAATGGCAACATCACTGTTGGCGGAACAACAGTTACTCTTCGTGGCACTGATGTTTTTATTGAAAACAAGGATATTGTTCTTGGATATACAACATCAGTAACACCAAACGATGATACAGCAAATCACGCAGGTGTTGCAATTGCATCAACAGTAGGAAGTCCATTAGTATCATTTATTGCATCGGGAATTAATACACTCCCTGACACATATAAGCAAATGATGTGGTTCAAGAGTGGAACTCTTGGATTTAGCACTGATGCATTTGCCTTTAACTATGCAGTGGCAGTCGGAACCACCCAAATGGCAAACGGAGTTCGTTTTGCCGTTGGCTCTGGTATCACAATGACTGATACCGAAATCTCTGCAACAACCTTCCGTGGTGCATTAGTTGGTAATGCATCATCTGCAGACCAAGTTAAGACCCAAACTGCAAGTAATACTAACGCAACATATTATATCACTTTTGTTGATGCAAACAACGGTTCTGCAACTAATGAGACAGTTTATACCGATGATGGCATCTATTATAATCCCGGCACAAATACCTTTACCACACAACATGGATATTTTACAGGTGATTTAACTGTAAATGGAACATTAATAGCATCTGGTGGAGGTGGAACTGTTGCTGGTACAATTTCTACAGCAGTCAGATCACAAACTGTTGACACAACACAAACAACAACAAACGCAGATTATTATGTTCCTTTCGTTTCAAATAAAACCAGTCAAATTGGAGAAACAATTCGTGTAGGTCTTGGGTTATCAGTAAATCCTGCTAATGGCAATGTCGGCGTTTCAAGTATTTTAAGTGTCGGTAATATCAATGAAGTCAATTCTTTTATTAAAGCAGGTGGTGGATCAAACGCACTGTACTTATACTCAAATGGTGATGTTTCTTTCCAAGCAAAAGCAGTTGTAAATGAAATCAGAAGTGCATCGGATGCAAATACACTAATCACTTTATCTGGTCTTGATGCAACGTTTGCAAGAGATATTAGAGTTACTGGAATTACAACCACTGGAACTTTAAAATTAAATGGAACTCCAGGAATTGCGATTACTGCTATTTCTTCAAGCACTACACTTGCAGAGAATAGTAATGATTATTTACCAACTCAAGCAGCAGTTAAAGCATATGTTGATGCAGCAGATATAGGAATTGCGGGTGACACCGGAACAGGAACTGTCACTACATCACAAACACTCACAGTTTCTGGTACTGCAGGAGAGATTGAAACTTCTGCATCAGGTCAAACAATTACTGTCGGACTTCCCAATACAGTTATTGTTGGAACCGCA